ACCGAAGCTGGTGCTTGATTTACGTTCTTTAAAAAGAGGCATCCTAGCATCAGATTCGCGCATAAAATTATTGTCCACAGCGTGCGTTTGAGCTTCAGTTTGACCTTGGTAATATGCATTACGCTGTTCAACAAACTCAACCGGAGTCTTGCAAAGCAATAATCCACCGATCTCAATATTGTCTTTAAAACGACTATCGGGATCGATTAACAGTTGGAATTTTGGTTGCTCTTCAACTTTAACGGGTTCCCAACCTTCACGTATTTTGGACGATATATTTCTTGGGTCAGCGTTGTTTAAAGTTGAGACACGAATCCATCTATAGGCATAACCTGGGTCTTTATCAGGCTCAGGTAAAATCTCAGGAGGTGTCCACTGCTTAGGACGCTCTTGTAATGCCCGTGTGTTAAGTTCGCGTGTTAGTTTAGCTTCAGCCATTTTTGTTCTCCAATTTAATCATTTCTTTAGCATACTGTTCAGGGGTTAGACCTAACTTTTTCGCCACCCTAAGCTGGCTAACGCTAAGCTTTATTTTTTTGGAGGCTGTACTACGGCTAGCAGATGCCACCACGGTTGATGGTTTAGCTCTCTGGTCACCAAAGTGTTCACTAAAACGCTTACGCATTGTTTTGTCCAACGCACTGTAATACTCATCAGAACCAATTTCGACCCCATTATCTTTAAGCTTTTCGTGTAGCCCAAGCGCTGCTGCGGTCATTTCTTGATCCACACCAAACCAGCTATTGCGTTCTTGCCACGCAAGGGCTTTGTGATCTGGTTGTGGAGCTTGTTGTTCTTGATATATGTGATTTTGAAGAGCTTGTTGTCGCTCTGCCAACTGTTGTACTACAAAATTATCAGGTTGTAAAGCAGCAGGGCGCAAATTATTTGCGCGAATCACTTTTAGATTAGCTTCATTTAGCTTTTGCTGTGCATCTACTAATGCTTCGCTGTCGCCAGATTCATATGCTTCTTTATATGCTTTCTTAGCCATTGACATTTCTAATTCAGCTGCCGATTTTGCGGTGCTGATGTACTCTGTCTCGCCATTGTTAATGGCGTTTCGCATACGGTTATTTTCTTCAAGAAGATTACGCGCTACCTCTATAGCTTCATGCTGTTCTCTATAGGCTTCTTCTTTAGCTCGGCGTTCGTCGTGCCACACTTTCCGCATTTGCTTCAGCTTTTCCTTCGCCTTTGCATCGTATTGCTCGAGTTCGTCTTTTTCTAACTCTTCCACAATAGGTTTAGGCATCGGTTGACGGCCCCTATCTTCCTCCGGGGTGTCGTCTTCAATTTCAATTTCTAGCGCAATATCGTCAGCAATATCTGCATCCTGATTGTCTGGAAACGTGTACTCTTCTTTTTCAAAAGACATAGCTCTCTCCTATTTGGCTCTGATGCCGCGTGGGTCTTGAATAACCGCTTCTGGGGTGTCGTCATTTATCAGCCTAAACTCACGCCCGTGTATATCCAAACGTGTTCCAGAACTACGCCTAACAATAATAAAATCACCTTCTTTGCACCAAGGGCCTGTTGGATATTTGTCTTTGTCTTTATAGCAATCGGGGCCTAACGCAACGACAAACAATACAGTAGTTAAAACTTCTTCGTGCTTTAAGGTGATATCAGCTTTAAGTAACCCACTACCGTACTTCGCTTCAATGTCAGGAATTGCGCAAAGTATGTGATACCCCGTTGGCGTTGGCAGTTGTGATGCTTTTTCTTCATCAGTTTGATCTATGCCAATTGTGCCAACTATTTGCGGTTTGTCGGGGTTTGTACCGACTAACAACACGTTACTCGTCATCTAATGTCTCCAGTTTGTTTTTAAGAGCTTTTATGTAATCCTCAGCGGTAAGTAGCCCCCTAACCTCACCACAAAGTTTTTTGTATTCCTCAAATGTTTCTAAATTACCGTTGCATATAGCGGTACTTAGCATCGCCACACGCTCATTTAGTTGGCTTATCAGCACATCTAATGCGTTCATCCTCTACCCTCTTTATTTTGCTGTGTATTGCGCTGCGCGTATTGCTGAAGCCTGTCCAACCCTTTCTGGTCATGCTCTTTGCGCTGTGACTCTATCTGCTGCTGGCGTCCTAACTCGCTCTGAATGTGCTGATGAGCGTGGCCTTTCTCGGTTTTTTCTTTGTCATGAGTAAGGTCTGCGGCGTGTTTGAGTGCATCCAACTTAATTTTTGCGTTCTCTATATCCCGCTTAGCTTGCAGTTCGCCTGCTGCTGAAGTTGCGTTTATCTTACTTTGCACTGCGGCGGTATCTGCTTGCGCTTGTATACGGTCACGTTCTATCTGCAACTGCTGCTGTTTTAAGGCTATATCCGCTTGGTCTTTCTGTACTTTACGCTGCTGCTCTTGCTGTTTTAACTGAAGCTCTTGCATCTGCATTTGTACTAGCGGGTCTTGCATTTTTTGTTGCGCCTGCTGCTGCGCCACTTCCGCTTGGTTTTTTTGCAATAACTGCTGTGCAGCTTGTGCAAGCATAGGCGACAGCCTTGCTTCTACTTCAGGAGACATATGTACATCTTCACCTGACTCGTCTTGCTGAGGTGGCAACTGCATACCTAACTGCTGCTCAATCTGTTTGCGGTACTCAAACCCAATATGCTCGTTAATGTGCGCCATAGCGGTTGCCATGAGCTGCTGCGCCATAGGGTTACCTTGCATCAACTGTTGAATTTTTGGGTCTTGCATAGCGCTCATATGCACCTGAATATGCGCTTGATGGTCTTGGTTTAAAAACGCTTTCACAGGTTTACCAGCTAATACGTTCTGGTTCTCTGTTACAGGGTCTACAGGCTTCATATCCTCTTGCATAGGGACTAGCTTTTGCACTTCTTTTATGCCAAGCACTTCTAGCATCTGTCTGTGTAAAAGTGGCATGTTATAAAGCTGTGGTTGGCCTTGTGCCAATTGAAAAACCGCTTGGTACTGAACGATTTTTTGCGCCATTGTTGAGGCGTTAGGGTCTGACACAGGTATAACTTCCACCATGTCATAATCTGACCGTTTGGCTTTTCTACTGCCTTGGGTTGGCTCATAGCTATAGTCTTCTGGTGTGTACGCCGCGATAATGCCTTTTAGCAGTCCTAACTCCTGCTTCATGGAGTAATGCACTCGCGCTTGTACCGCGCTCATCACTTTAAGCGTGCGCTCCAAAATAGCCAATGTAGTGCCTACAGGCGCTTGCGCTGACATATCAGAAATTTGTAAATCCGCTGTGTTAGCAAATCTACGCCCTTCATCTACTATCTGCGCCAATAACGCCATTAGCGTTTGGCTTGGTTCTTTGTATGGCAGGAAGGCTAAATTGTCTTTGATAGTCCCGCTTGGTACATCAACATCCCGCCACTCGCCCGGTGCTATAGGGGTATCATCCCCTTTAATACGCAAGCCTCTGGCTTTAAAACCACCAGGCAAGTTAGATAATGTCCCTGCATCTACAAGTTGGCGTATAAGAGAAGTGCCAGACTTAGCAAAAGCCCCGACAAGATGAATAAGCCCAAAGTAATAAAAGCCGAACCCAGGTACGTAACCATAGTGGACAAAATGCTGTCTTTTTGCATAGGTTTCATCACCTTCCTCCCAGTTACGTCTAATAGCTAAAACCGTACCACTGTTCTTTTCAATAGTGACAACATATGGCAACGCAATACCAGTAGGCTCACCGTCTTTATCAGTATGCTCATAACCTTCTAAATCTAGGTCTACGTGCATTTCAAGAATTTTATAGCGGTCATCAGATGTAGCGTTAAACCCTAGCTTCTCGGCTATTTTCTTCTCTACTTCATCAAGCGCCGTGTCTGGCTCCCCTAAATCTACATCTAAGTAGAACCCAGCATACTGAAGCCTTTTTAATTCATTCTCAGTTTTACGCATGACATGCGTAACCCTAGCTGCTGACTGCAAATCACTTGCGCCGTAAGGCACTACAATGTCTTCAGCAGGTACAAACAGTGACACCTGACGGTCTAGGTGCGGGTCAAAATAAACCTTCTTAAACGCATTGCCTGACAGCCCTAAGCCCCACAGCATGCGCTCGTGCTCTGGTCTGTACTCAGTCATCACATCAGTCAACTGATAGTTCATGTCCTCCTGCACGCGTGCAGCAGCTTCTTTTTTCTCTTGTGTCTCTTTGCCTATCACCTGCGTTTTGACAGGCCCCGCTGCGGGAAACACCGCCATCATAGTCTCAGACTGAAACTTAACCAGCGCTTCTGACATTAGCGGGTGATACACACCACACGCGCCTTCCCACGGCTCTGACCGCTCCTCTATCTTCATACCCAGCAGCTCTAAGCCATCGGTATATGTCTGTATCCAGTCTTTCCTAGCGTTAATGTCATCCTCAAACTCAGACAGCAGCTCAGACGACACACTTTGCAGTGCATCATCACTGACATACTCCGCAAGGTTTGCCCCAAAGTATTCCTCATTTTCATCCGGCATCAGGTCTATCTCCATACCGTCAATGCCCAACGTGACCGATTCAGGGTCTTCAATTTCAATCTCTAGCACATGCTCGTCATCCATCATTGGGTCAGCATCCATATACCCCTCTGGAGCTTGGTAAAGCGCTTTATCTATTGCCATCAGTGTTCCTCGTGTATTGTTTTGTTAGTAGTATGCTGCTTTGCGGCGGTAATTGTACTCATAGCCGTCATTCACTGCGTCATCTAAAGCAGTACCAATAAATCCACCTTGCCTGTATCTTGATAACCCTAGGCTTAAGCAGTCAACCCAGTCATCATTTTTACCCGCTGGAAAACTTGCAACCTCATCAATTAGCGCTGTTGACCATCGCTCACTGGACGGTGCCCACACACGACCTGATGCAAATATATCTGCAACCGCATTGAGCCTAGCCAACTTATTATTGGGGCTATTAGCTGCACCTCTAGTGGGAGTGTACTCCTGCACTGGAATACCCATGCGGCGTATCTCAGCGATTAACGGCGCTCCTGATGCCTTTTTCTCAATAATAAATGAATCCGGTTGCCACTCTTTGTACATCTCGAGCGTTTTTTCTTTTAAATCAGGAAACTCAAGCCTATCACGCCACGCATTTAGCACAATAACACTAGGCTGATCGTTATCTTCGGGGTTGTACCACACACCTAGCATCAACGCAGCGCTATAGTCAGCAGTTTGCTTGGCTTCAAACGCGGTATCCATCGTCATAATGATGTAGTCCACGGGCGGTGGTGTCTCAGACTCCCACATTTGCCACCATTCGCGCTTAATAATGGCCGCTTGCTCACTCGTTGGCTGTTGTTGGTACTGTGCTTGCCACTTTAAATTTGGAATCTCAGCACGGATAGCTTCAAGCTCAGAAATTTTCCAATACTCAGGCCATAATGGTTTGCCTGACGGCAAAATAGCAGGAAACTCAATCACTTCCCACTGGTCAACACCATCTTTTGACATAGAAGCATCAATAATCTGCCCCACTAAGTCTCGCATGTGCCAGCGGGTAGCGACTATAATTATTGCCCCACCCGGTTGAAGCCGCTGTCTAGGGCCTGTAGTGAACCACTCATATACTTTGTCGTAAATTGCAGGGTTAAACTGCGCCGCTAGCGCCTCTCCTTCGCTGTGCGGATCATCGATGATACACACATCAGCACCACGACCAGCCAACGCGCCACCCACACCTGTAGCGTAGTACTCACCACCGTGGTTAGTACTCCATCGCCCTGCTGCTTTTGAATCTTGTCGCAGTTCTGTGTCTGGGAATATGTTTCTGTACTGTTCAGAAAGTACTAAGTTA